GAGTACGCCGATCAGGGACGTCATAACTTTATTATTGACGAGTCACGCCACCCTCGCTTTGATAATGACCCGACGGAGCTAGTAAGTAAGAGCCTAGTGGTAGAGGTGGGCGCATGATTAACTTATGCGACGTATGCGGGTGCGAGTACCTGTATAAACACGGGTGCGGCGATACCTGTTACTGCCAGATTTGCCCAGAGTGTGAAGGAAATGCCGATAAGTGCGAGTGCAACGCTGGCACTATGACCAATAGACAGGAGATAAACGCATGAACGTGATTACCGAAGCAATACTGCTCGCTATTAACTCACTAGAGTACGACGGCGAGCATGACAGGGCAGAAGTGTTAAGAGCTTTACTGACAGAAATAGAGGACGGCGAAGCATGAGCGACGGCGTAATTACGATTCAAGAGTGCAAGCTATACGAGTGCTACAACCAACGCCAAGAAGGCTCCAAGTACTGCATTTTCCACCAACCAATTAGAGAGGAAATTAAGAAATGAAGCTATGGGACGAATACAATTTCAATGTAGAGGATACAACTTACGATTCAGAGGGCAACCCCATGATTGAAATTACGCTTTACTTAAAGACCAACGCAGATAGGCATGACGCGATCAACGCGTTAAGCGACTACTTAGAGGAAGGGCTAAAGGTGAACGCATGAGTATCCAGCTGAGTCTAACTATTCAAGTGGCGGAAGGTGCCGACCATAACGACATCGTGCAACAGGTGAACGGGGGCGTACTTTGCCGACTAGAGGACGATGACAAGACAATAACCGAGTGGGCATGGTCAGCCTATGACGAGAACGATCAAGAGGTGGAACTATGAGCCTAGAACTAGAGATTCTACGGGAAGAGTATTGGCGCGCCCGCAGTAACCCTTTATTTGATGACCCAAAAAAGTATTGCGTACTTTTAGACCTTATTCAAGATCGTATTGAAGAACTAGAAAAGAAAGAAGTGGAATTATGACCGCGAAAATAGGCGACGAAATCTCTTGCTATAAATGCAGGGCGAAGGCTATCGTTACGACTACAAGACAGGCTCGCTACTGGGCGTGTCTGCCTTGCTTAACCGAAATCCTGAAAGGATAATGACATGACCGAGCAGACCAAGAACGAACCACTAAACGACACGGAACAAGCACAAGAGGCGAGCAGGGAAAACCAGCTGGCTACCTTGCGCTTTATGACACGACAACTAGACGACCTATTAAAGAACAGGAGCAAGTAATGAGTAAATGGACAGTATGGGTAGGTGGTAGTGAGGTTAATTCTCACTATTTATCGCAAACGCAAGCAAAAAATCTAGCGCAAGAGTATAAAGATGACGGTTATGACGATGTAGTAGTGGAAGAGGTAGCATAATGAACGAACTAGAACAACTCACCAAGAACATAGGCGAAGCGGTACAGCGAGCCTACGATAAGGGCTACTCAGAAGGTGCTAAAGACCAACTAAGTGAGGCGGTAACTATCCTACGCCAGCGCCAAAAGATCGCCAATGATCTAGGACGCGACGCAACCGAGCTAATTCTTGCTATCGGTATGCTGATGAAAGAGAGCGACCTATGATAATTCTCTTAGCAATTATCGCAGGGGTGGCAGGTGCGCTCATGGTGACGATGACCGAGCAGGACTTCAAGTGAGCGGGGCGCTACCCCTTGACTCTAAACCAGCGTGTGACGGCTACGACCCTGAAATATTCTTCCCTGAACCAACACGCGACCTTGATGAGCGAGTCAAAATAACCGAGAAGGCAGCTTTGGCGCTATCACTTTGCGCTAGATGTCCCGTGCAAAAGGAGTGCTTAGACTTGACAATGGCTGATAGGGACAGGCTAGGCTGGGGTATCTCAGGCGGAACATTTCCTTATGAAAGGCTGGAAGCGATAGGACAGACACGCAAAGCAGTTTATGACTACCAACGACGCATGCGCCAATGGGCGCAAGAAGCGAAAGGCTTAACATGTCCACCAATCCCCGATCAAAAGCAGGACTTCCCGCGCAGACGCTTATTTCAACAGTATTACTCCTCTGTGCTGGGCTTATAGGCATGCACACGATACCTCTAGCAAGCCATGAGGTGCCGTTTAAGCCTACCTTTATGAAGGTGGGCTACTTTGTCCCCGAAGGCTGGTCAGTACAGACCTACGCCAAGCGTATGTATCGGGTACAAGGCGGCAGTGAGCGCCAGTGGCTATGCTTAAAGCAACTCTGGACAAGGGAAAGTCACTGGAATTACAAGTCACGCAACAAGCACGGCGGAGCTTTGGGTATTGCTCAGGCTTATCCTGCTACCAAGATGGCAATTAGTGGCAACGATTACAAGACAAACCCAGCTACGCAGGTAGTGTGGGGCTTGCGCTATGTCAAGAGTCACTGGAATAATAACGCTTGCCTAGCACTACACCACAACATAACGAGAGGATACTACTAATGGAAAAGACACTGGAGATAAAGATGAAAGAGTTACTGGACAGGATTGAAGCAGAGATTTCATACATGAAGCGCGGAGATAATGATTGCTGCCACGACTTTGAGCGCAGAATGTTGGAAGTCCTTGATTTCGAGAAGGCTAAGTTGGAACGATGACACACGATGAATTACTAGCAAGGATAGATAGTTTTAGTTGTTGCTCAGGCGCACACGAACTAGCCCTTCGTGCAGTAGTAAGATTGCATAAGGCGCAGGAAATTACTTTACCTAATGGTGAATGGGGAACTAATTGTATTTTATGCGATGGTTTTGATTACCCCTGTCCAACCATTCGAGTCATTAAAAGGGAGTTGAAATGACTAAGCCATCGGAGATTAAGAAGGTTGCCGCCCTGCTAGAGCAGGACGCAACCGACGCCGAAGACATGGCGAAAAAAATCTGGGACTTAGTGGAAGACCTGATCCAGCAACGCGAGCAGTATGTGGCGGTAGTGACGCACCCAACGCTGAACCTCTACCAAGTAGTCGGGCCTTATGGAACTGAGAACCAACTACGCAAGGATTACAGCAAGCGTATCCACTCTTATGATTCATCGAGCTACGCCCGTTTGGCTAAGTTAGTACACCCTGATAACATAACGCTATAAGATTCTTGCTAGTATTTATCGTTTCCTAGCAAGAAAAGCAAGCCCCGCTTGAGCTTCCGTCCTGTCGCTCGCGGGGTTTTTGCTTTACAAAAACTTAGCGTTATCGGTTGAGTAAAAGCCAGTGCTATTAAACTTTACTGGTGGCGAAGTCCAGACGCGATCCATCAGAGTGTTGCAGTTAGTCTGGCACATAGGTGCATCTGCCTCTGCATGGATAGATCGCTCCACCCCGTAGGTGATTCCGCACTTAGGACAGCGGTACTCATAGGTCGGCATTTGGTTTCCGTTTCTTGCTGACGAAAGGATTCTCCCCGCCAAGCTCGTTGCATAGGCGGCGCAAAGCGCCAGATACTTTACGATGAGCAGTCGAGTCAGAGATTTCCAACGCGATAGCCAACTGACTATAATTAAAATTCTCAAAGAACTTATACTGCAACACGATACGATCATCTGGTTGTAACTTCTCCAGTGCAGCACGAACATCAAAGATGGCGGCAACATAGTTGCCACCTTCTGCGGCAGCACCAGCACCACCTGATACACGTGGCTTAGTGGCGTCCTGCGTAGGTGCTACATTAGACCAAACATGAGGCAGTAACTCAGAGAGCAGGGCAGGTGAGTAATAAACCTCATCGCGTATCTCGTAACCTACCCTTTGCGATTTAAGTTTGCGGCAATAGCGCTCAGCATGGCGCGAAAGAGTCTTAGCCAGCTGACGCACACCACCTTGATAATCCTCACGATTCTGCTCAGGCTCAAGCCAACCCTTAACCTTTTCTTCATGGCCAACGACCCAGAGCAGGCACTCTTGACGGACATCATCAACTGCAAAGTATGTACTGTACTTTTTGTGGACTTGTCGTGCCACCTGTGCGGCGATGTCGGTTGCCTCATCTAACCAATCTTTCATAGTTCCTTCACATCATGTAGGTACTGTTGATCTACTGTGTAACAAGGAATTGAAAACTCTGTATTCCAGAACTTATCGTGCTGGCCTTCATAGCCATAGATCCAGCCAACTATGTTGGCAGTGTAATGATCGGGCAAAGTTACCAAAAAATATTTACGAGTTGGATCGTCCTCTTTGGTAAGTATCAGGCGACCAGTAGCGTAGGTGGTAGTTCGTATCTCATGGCCTGCTATGTCGCCAGTCTTGCGATCTTCAAAGAGAGTGTGTGGAAACTTATCGAGCCACCGAGCAACGGCAATCTCACCAAGCACACCACTAATCTCACGGGCGATAGCTTCAACCCATGTCTTAGCAGCAGACTTGGTTGGGTCATTACCACGTGCGCGGTTGTAGTTGTACCTACTTACCGCTTCGTTGGTTGCCCATGCCACATCGCCAGCCGATAGTTTTTGTTCTACCACTTGAATACTTTTCCATTCACAGTGAAAGATCGGTTCACAATAGGTACAAGCTGAGGTGTTACTGTCTTGCCATCAACATGCAAGATACCAAAGCCCTGTTGCCATGTGAATAAGCCAGACTTAATGTACTTAGCGTGGCGACGATGATCCATAAGATGACCAACTTCCATGCCCCACACAGTCTTAGAACCTGACGCCCATGATTGGGTGTAGTGAGTTAGACCCATGCGGTGTGTATGTCCGCAGACAACTGACATGCCTGAGCGCTTGGCTAAGCCAAGTGCGGTAGCACCAGCAGTCGGCTGAACATTGCCTTCGTCGCCGTGCATAAGTATCCAGCCTGGGGCTAGTTGATAACTGGTGTGATGGTAGGTGATACCCAACTCATCGAGCTTTAAGAACTGTTCAATCTTTAATTCAGGTAAGCCTAGAAATCCTGGCGCTCTACCTTTGATCTTGTTATACAAACGATCTGAGTGATTGCTGCGAACAATATGTTCGACAGTTAAATCTTTAAGTAACTTGACTGTGATGTCGCGATGGCGACCTAAATCGCGTTGCCATTCACCTTCGCCGCCTTCTTCCCAACGACTTAGTTGCGGTAGATCAATCTCATCACCAACTGAGACGACAGTCTCTGGTTGATACCAATAGATAAACTTCTTGATAGCCTCTGTTGCGGCGACGTCATGGTACGGGGATTGCAAGTCGCTGAGTACCACTATGTTTTTTATCATTTGTGTTTCTCCTTTTTTGCAAATCCGATTCGTGCTTTTGCAATTTCTACATACTCTGCTGACTGGTCAATTCCAATAAAGTTAAACCCTTCATAGGTACAGGCTTTACCAGTGGATCCGCTGCCCATGAATGGGTCAAGTACTGTGCCGTTTGGTGGCGTCACAAGTTTACAAAGGTAGCGCATCAAGTCTGTAGGCTTGACAGTTGGATGATTATTGACCGACCCTTCATTGCGGTCGCGCTTGCTTGCCTTTGCGCAATAGAAGAATCGGGCGGCGCTGCCAAATCCATCTTTTTCGCCCTGTCCTAGATATTCAGATGTTCCACCGCCGAATTCGCCAAAACCTGTCACTTTTGTTTTTGTCCAATGACCGCCACCTGCTTTATCAGGAAACAACGCCACAACCTCATCACTGCCATCGTGAATGAAGTTGGCGGGGAAGCGACCCAAGGGAGATTGTGTTTGAGCCTCTTTATCGTCAGCCATTCCAAAGTTGATTGCGCCATTTTTGCGGTTATTGCTTCCAACGCTTAGGTTGTCATCTGTCCCAACCCTTGTCGCATCAATGTTCAAACCGCCAACGCCCCAAGTCATCACATTGTTTGCAACAGTGCCTTCGACTGGCTTGCGAGCAAGCACCATCGGCTCATGCGCTGGCTTGAGTGCAGTGCCCCAGCCATCCCATTGCTTCGCGGCGGCGGTTTTGAATTCGACAATCGGCTTTGGGCATTGGCAGGGGCTTCCCGAAATCATCCACTTGCCACATTTATCGCATTTGGAATTGCCACCGCCGTAAGCGTTATTCTCCCAAACTTCATTGTTTTCACTTTTATCAATCCCCTTTGAAATGTTATGCGACTTAGGAAAGCCTGACCCATAAACCCACATAATCTGATCGCGAATCTGAAACCCTGCATCCTCAATGGCAACTGCCATGCGGTGATAAGTGCGTGAGCCAGAGAAGGCAATCAAATGACCGCCAGGTTTGAGAACGCGCAGCGCTTCTTGCCACACCTCAACATTAAATGCTATTCCAGTTGAATCCCAAGACTTACCCATAAATCCAAGTTCGTAAGGTGGATCAGTGATAATTGAATCCACCGAATTTTCCGCCATTTCTTTCATTGCAATAATGCAATCGGCGTTAATAAGATTCATTTGTCTGGCCAGTCTCCATCCAGTACTAACAGTGCGATTGCACTGTAGTTAAGCAGGTCGAGAAATGAGTCACGCAACGACTCGTTCTCTGGCTCAGCGCCAGAGTCAATGAGATGGTTAATGCGGGCTACCTTGTCCCAGATGCGTACACGTATGCCGTTGAGTGGACCGCCTGGGCTACGAGAGATGTTGGTTGGGCCGTAGTCACGGTGCTTCTGTAGTAGCAGGTTGCCAGCTCCATCAAAGATGTCCCACATGGAGCCGATAAAATCGTTATCTATTTTCTTACTGGTATAGGCTTTATTAACAAAGTCTCTTTCTGGCGATCCGCTTTTAAGATGTGAAAGCCCCAAGTAGTCAAGGTCAAAATCATCTGCTGCCATTCGTCGTCACTCACCCGTCCCCAACCTCTTCCTTGGTAAGACCTTCTCACCAGCATACTTATAGTTACCAGTATCCTCAATTAAAGTGTAACACACATACGTAACTGAATCGTCTCGAACCTCAGTAGGAAATTCAATTTCATCTAGCATCCAAAATTGTGGTGCTACATCGCCGCCATCTAACGGACCATACAAGTATTGCGGATTTTTACCGCTCACTATCTGACCTGCTGATAGATGGTGAGAGGTTCTCCACTGTTGTTGTCATAGCCACAAGCGATTGATAGCGCTTGCTTGGCGTACGCCATTCCTTCATTTGGATTTTTAGGGACGCCGAGTGCTGCTGCGGCGCCGATTGCATACGGGCTGCCAGAACCAACGCCGTAAATACCGCGCTTATCTCTGGCCCAAGACCAGTCAGATCCAATGTCGTAGATTGTTCCGTGGATTGCAACAAGTAACTCAGCTCCTTCATCTTCCAGTGGCACAAAGCCAACTTCTCTGTATGTATCTTTGATAGCAGGCAGAAATTTCTGCGTGACGAATTTATCCAATGCGTCAACTGTGGTGAAGGCGGGTGGTTTTGGGTACTTAGTTTGGTGGGAGAAGATTTGCGCTGGTCTGAAATCTCCAGCCAAAGCGATAATGTAATCGGGCTTGCGGACTATTTTACCTGCGCCAGCAGGCAGGTTAAAGATACGTCCGTCATCTACGACGCGGGTATCTGCACCCACCACTGCCCAGTTATGTCCTTGAATACCGATTACAGTTGTCACAATTTATTGCCTATCCATTCAATTACATTTACAGTAACGGCATTACCCATTTGCTTGTAACGATGTGAGTCTGCTTGCCCATCTGTCCAGTTGTCAAGAAAACCTTGTAGTCTTTCACATTCAATCGGGGTTAACCTACGAACAATTTGATTTTGAAGAACGCCAGTGGAGTGTTTTCCACCAGCTCTCAAAGTATTGTGCTTTTCAGATACAGCTCCATCATTCCATTCATCAAAACAAAGTGCTGGTATAACCATTATGGTTGTCCTAACATCGCCAATGTCAAATGCATTTAATGTTGACATTACCCCCCCCGCTTCCATGTCTCGTAATCGTCCACATTTTGCGCCCGCCTACTTTTTGTGTACCACAACATTATTTTGAATTTTTGTAACTAGAATTTCTTGAAGTTCTGGGGATAAAGTTTTGCCTC